CTGTCAATATTCTACGGTACTTTGCGAGTTCCCCTATTTTCAAAATATTTTTTGTTCGCTTTGCTGTCGGACTCTTGATCGTCGTAGATTCATCAATCCCTATCAAAGCTCTGCCAAGGAATATGTTAAGGAAACTATGCGCAAAGTCCAGTCCTTTTGTTGTAGAAAAAGCTTCTACGTTCATTATCAATATCTTAAGGTCACCTTTATCGTCAAACAATGTATCAAGTTCCATTTGTTTTTTCTTCGTAATATTTGCATCCCATAAAACTTTTGTATGTTCTACGTGGTCTGGCAAGTGTACAGGGAATTCTATGTCGTTCCAGTTTTTGTACACGCCTTTTGGTGCTACGATTAAGGCACCGCGGATCGCGCCTTTGTCATACAACATAGCCATATTATCCACTAAAACTTTAGATTTACCGGTACCCATTTCCATAAATAAACCATAGCTTTCCTGGGCCCATGATTTTTCTAATGCCTCTAGCTGATGCGCATAAGGCTTAGTCTTAAACTTATAATGTTTTATCATATTTTCTTTCTTGACTTTTATATAATGATACTTACATTAGAAGTCAACCATAAACAGGAGAAAGAAATGGACAAAGACCAAATAATAAATGCATTATCTAGACTGTTGCAAAAACGCAACAATGATATAATTAATTTAGAATTGCAAATTGAAGCGTTGACAGTAGAACTTAACGCAGCTAAGAAAGAAGAAAAGAAAGCAGAAGATAAAAGTGAGAAAAATAAATAGAATATTTGAATTATACAGACCTAAAATATTAGCAGAGTTTCTACAGTTTATTAAAGATAACCCTGAAGAAACATTTGTATATGTTTTACAGCACCCGCCACAAAATATAAATATCATGTCAGCATCTGACTATGGATATTTGGTAATTTGTTTACCAGAAAATTCACAGATGACTTTTAGTCCAGCACCTTTTATTCATAAGATGCGTAAGAACCTAAGAGATTTTAGATCATGTGATTACATATTATGTACAGGTGATCCTGCGATCATAGGTTTGTCTACCGCTATAGTAAGTGATGTTACTGGTGGTAAATTTAATTTATTAAAATGGGATAGACAAGAAACAAGATACTATCCCCTTACATTTGATTTATATAATAAAGGAGAAATAGAATGACAACACTAACAGTAGATGATTTTGAACAAGATCAACAAGAGGTTATAGAAAAAACAGATATAAAAGCTTTATCTCACTATTGTCTAATGTTGAAAAACTATGAAGATCAAATAGAAAATTTAGAAAAAGATATAAAAGATATTAAAGAACAAGCAGACAAGATTTCATCAGAGATTATACCCAATATGCTCGCAGAGCAGGGACTATCTTCTCTGAAATTAGCTGACGGAAGCGCTGTAGAGGTTAGAAAATCATACAGCTGTACTATAAAAAAAGATGGTACCGACGCAGCTTATCTATGGCTTCGAGAGAACGGATTAGAGGACATCATTAAAAATGAGGTTTTTGTAACGTTCGGTAAAGGCGAAGATAACAAGGCGGAGCAATTGCTTGGCCTTGCAGAGCAAGAAGGGTTTGAACCTCAACAAAAATCAAAAGTTGAGCCGATGACTTTGAAGGCTCTCTATAGAGAGCGTATCGAGGCCGGCCTCGATATGCCCTCGGATTCTTTTAACTTATTTGTAAAGGATCAAACTAAAATTAGCCGGAAAAAATGAATCATGAAACAAGGAGAATGAACCATGAACCAAGTAACTAAAAAAGAAAACTCAAGCGTAGCTTTAGCGAGCATGTTTGAGGACGACCAAGCTGGTGGTATGCAAGGAATGGGTAGCGATGATTTTGCTATGCCTTTTCTACGTGTGCTAGGACAGTTGTCACCCGAGACAAACAAACGGGACGCCAAATATGTAGAAGGCGCTGAACCAGGTATGATATTTAATACCGTGACTAAGCAGACATATGATGGTGAGAAGGGACTCAATATTATTCCTTGCGGTTATAAGCGAGAGTATGTTGAGTGGAGTGATAGAGGAGAGGGCACAAGTGCTCCTGTTGCTATCCATCCAGTTAGTAGTGGCATTATTAAAGAAGCCACTAGAGGAGCTGATTGGAAAGATAGATTGCCTAATGGTAACTATCTAGAAAACACAGCGTCTTACTTTGTGTTGACGGAAGATTTGCAAACAGCATTGATATCCATGAAATCTACACAATTAAAAGTGAGTCGTTCGTGGAACTCGATGATGAATAGCATCAAGCTTAAAGGTAAGAATGGTCTATTCACACCGGCTGCATACAGTCACGTGTATAGCTTAAAGACAGTACAACAATCAAATGACAAGGGAACTTGGTTTGGCTGGAATGTGTCTTTAGTTGGCCCTGTACAAGATAAAAATATGTACGAGGCTGCGAAACAGTTTGCTTCTAGTGTATCTACGGGAGCAGTAGAGGCGAAACATGGCGAAGGTGAGACGAAGTCTAAGGACGACGTACCATTTTAATCATGGAAGAGGGCCCGAAGAAAAATCCCCCTTCTGTCGGGCCTTCGCATTATACAACTTTTGAGGACTATTGGCTAGAACAAGATGAGTTGTGGGAATTAAGTTTTAAGGAGTCAGTTAGACAAAAAAAAGAAAGGAAGAAAAAGAAAGATGCCGAGACCAAGAATATGCCCGACGTGTAATAGTAAGTTTGATATAACGAAGTGGCAAAAGAGTAAAATTTATTGCAACGATATTTGTAAACCAACTTGGAGACCTAACTCAGGTGGAGCCATTGGGAGACCAAAGGCTAAGAAATGAAATTTCAAGAAATATTTGAGGGTAACAACAGCGCTTACGGTATAATGAAACTTACCGGAGAAGTGACTGACAAGGGCAAAGCTGTAGCAAAAGCTTTCATAAAAAGAGAAAAAATAACAACACAACTATGGTTGGATCACCTAGAAGGCAAAGAACCTGCTCTTGGTGTAATACCTATTAACGAGAACAACGAGTGTAGATGGGGTTGTATTGACGTAGATGAGTATAATTTAGATCACATATCATTGATGAGAAACATAAAGGGACTAGATTTTCCTTTGGTTACTTTTAGATCAAAGTCTGGTGGCGCACATTTATTTTTATTTGCTAAAGACTTTATTCCTGCATCATTAATGCAATCAAAACTTAAAGCAATGTCAGAAGCTTTGGGTTATGCAGGCAGTGAGATTTTTCCAAAACAAACTGTAATACACGTGGACAAGGGAGACACTGGTAACTTTTTAAATTTACCTTATCACGGTGGAGTCAGAGGATTAAGATACACATTTGAGGCTGGTGGCAATGCTGCTAGTTTAGAATCATTCTATTCTATATACGATGAATGGGCACAGACACGAGAACAAATAGAGTCAATAAAAATAAAAGGAAAGGTGCAAGATAAAGAAGCATTTAAAGATGGTCCACCTTGTTTAAACAGATTGGCTGAAGAGGGTTTTGGTGAGGGTTCTAGAAACAATGCATTATTTAACATAGCTGTATTTTGTAAAAAAGCTTTTGATGGTTGGGAAAACAAAGTTGGTGAATACAATCAAAAATATATGACACCACCACTAACATATAACGAAGTACAAACAGTTATAAAGTCTGTTGGTAAAAAACAATACGAAAATTACAGGTGTAAAGATCAACCTATTTGTGGAGTGTGCAACGCGGCCAAATGTAGAACTAAAAAATTTGGTGTGGGTTATGATGAAGAGCAAATGCCGGAGTTGGGTCAGTTGTCAAAAATATGTTCAACACCATCGCAATATTTTTTAGATGTAGATGGCAAAAGAGTAGAATTAACTAAAGAACAATTACACAATGCAAATCTATTTTCAATAGAGGTAATGGACAAAGCAGGAGTGGTTATCGCTAGTATACCTAAAGGACCAGATTGGAGAGAAATTTATTTAAAGACTTTGTTTGCAACTATGCAAGAGATAGAGCCATTAAAATCTTTAGACCCTAAAGAAATGTTAATACATTTATTGCAAGAGTTTACTGTAAACAGAACACAGGCAAGAACAAGAGATGACATTTTAAGCAAGATGGCATGGACAGATGAGGATGGTAGTTTCTGTTATTTTAGAATGGATGACTTTTTTGCTTTTTGTAAACGAAACAACTGGGAACTAGATAAAACTAAAACAGGTAACTTATTGAAGAGCCTAGATAAAATTTTTGAAAAAGAGGTTAGGTTAAAAGTTAAAAATCAAAACCCACATTTAATAAAAATCAGTGCTATGAAAAAAACGACGCCTTCTATTAGTCCCATAAAATATGAGGAGACTCCTTTTTAGTGAAAACAATTATACTAGGGCCACCAGGCACAGGTAAAACTACAACGTTACTTAATTTAGTAGAAGAGTTTTTACGTGCAGGCACAGACATAAAAAAGATAGGCTATTTTTCTTTTACAAAAAAAGCTGCATGGGAAGCTACACACAGGGCAGAAGAAAAATTTATGTTAGATCAAAAAGACATACCTTATTTTAGAACACTACACTCATTGGCGTTTAGAATGTTGGGTGTAAAGAAAGAGCGAGTTATGAAATCAGCTGACTACAGTGACTTTGGTACAAAATGTGGCATACCTATCAAGGTTGCTAGTTGGAAGGAAGACAATGGTATATTTTCTTCTGACAATGAATATTTAAGAATAATAAACCAAGCAAGAGTTAAAGAGATACCAGTATTAGATCAATACGATAAAAACAG